GATATTAGGAGAAAAGAAACAAGTAGAAGCATTTGAACTACCACCAACCCCAATAAAGCCCAACGGAGCATTCGACACACCAATAAACAAAAAAGATAATTGGGACTTTATCCCAAAGAATGAATTTACAGACATAGGCAACGATGCCTTTTAACGACAAAACAAAAATAATAGATTTGATTTTCAGCAAGTTATAAAAAATAAGCAAAATATTATTGATTGCGTGGTACAAAATAAAAATAAGTGTGTACATTTGTCAAAGAAATAACAATTAGGAATCATGACAAACGCAACCAATTTTCACTTAATGACAAAAGGAACATTCTCAAAATGTGATTTGCCTACAACCGCACCCGATTATATTTCTTTAGATAAATTTGGCAATGTATCTTCTAAATATTGGTACACGACAGAAGGGGTTGTCAGACAATCTAACCACTGGGGTAGAGTTGCTTCTTGTATTTGGACATTGAAAGGGTTTTCGACAACAATAAATGATTGCGAGGTTTCAAAAAACGAATTAGTCGGTTATATTTCATTTGCAGATTTAGACAACTCTACAAGCAAATTTCAATTAATTGTTGATGAGCAAGCAAAAGTAATAGCAAAAGAAGTTGAAAATTTAACCGCTATTTTAGAAAGAACACCAACTTTTAGAGATGGAATGGCAACAGAAAAAGGAATTGAGGCAAATGATAAATTTAAAGAACAATTAAAAAAATTATTTAATTTATAAAATGGCAACTAAAACAACCCAAAACCCAAAAGGAGCAGGAGCAAAACAAAAATACGGAGAGCCTACAGAAGTTCTCCGTTTTCGAGTGCCTCAGTCAAAAAAAAACATATTCCGGGCTAAGGCCAAAGAAATTCTAAAAGTTTGGGAAACAGATTTGACAATTAAATAATTTGTATATTTGCACAATGGCAAAGAGTGTTAAAATGCGATAAAATGGCAATAGGCAAAAAATCAGGTGGAGGAAGTCGTAAAGGAAAACCAAACAAACTGACCAAATCAGTTAAGGAGGCTTTTGAGATTGCTTTTAATGAATTGCAATCCGACAAAAAAGCAAACTTGGCAACGTGGGCAAAAGAAAACACAACAGACTTTTATAGATTGGCGGCAAAGTTAATTCCAACATCACTGAATGCCGACCTAACATCTAAAGGCGAAGAAATAAAACAATGGACTGTTGTAATAACAGATGGAGATAAAAGTAAATAAAGTTTATTCTCAAGCATTAACAAGCCAAAAGAGATATTTAGTTTTGAAAGGCGGAGCAGGAAGTGGAAAATCTATTTTTGCAGTCCAAAAGCTAATTTTAAGAGTTACCTCCGAAAAAAAACACAGAATTCTATGTGTTAGAAAAGTTGCCACCACATTAAGAAACTCAATCTATCAATTGGTGATTGATAAACTTATTGAATACGAAATCTATTCAGAGTTTACCATCAACAAATCGGAAATGAGATTTACCCACAATCCAACAGGCAATGAATTAATCCTGCATGGAATGGATGACCAAGAGAAAATCAAATCTATTGCCGGTATTACCTCAGTTTGGTGTGAAGAAGCTACCGAGTTAGATGAGTTAGACTTTAATCAATTAGAATTAAGGGTAAGGGGTGAAACATCAACATACAAGCAATTTATTATAACTTTCAATCCAATAAGTGAACAACATTGGCTAAAAAAAAGGTTTTTTGATAATCAAGACAGCGAAACATACATCCTTAACACAACGTATAAAGACAATTCATTCTTGGATGACGATTACATCCACCATCTGCAAGAAAGAGTTAAGGCGAACCCCAATCTTTACAAAGTTTATGTATTAGGAGAATGGGGCAAAGTAGATTTTGGAGGTGAATTTCTTAAAAGTTGGAGTACAATAAAACACACCTCAATAGTTGCTTATGATCCAACCTTAGCTATTTGGTTATCCTTCGATGAAAACGTAAATCCTTATTTCCCATGCGGAATATTCCAAGTAAGTGATAAAAATGAAATAAGAATGATTGATTGCATTGCTTTGAAAAATCCCGACAACACAACCAAAGCAATGGGCAGGGCAATATTAGCCAAATTAAGACAATGGAGGCATACAGGATTTGTTTATGTTTGTGGTGATAGTACAAGTCAAAAAGACGATGTTAAGCAGGAGAAAGGATTTGATTTGTTTAGATTATTGATTAATGAATTAGACGAGGTTAAACCGATTAGAAGAGTTGCCAAATCAAATCCAAATGTTCGGCCATCTGCTGACTTCTTTAATGCTATTTTAGATTACAATGAGCAAGGAATTAGCTTTGTTGCGGATGAAAGTTGCAGGGTTGCGATATTGGATTTTGAGAACACCAAAGAAGATAAAAATGGAAAGGTTGATAAAAAGACAGTTACAGACCCAGTTACCAAAGTAAGCTATCAGCCTTATGGCCACTTTTGTGTTGTTGGTTCAACTATGATAGAAACAATAAAAGGATTAAAAAGAATTGATGAAATTAATCCTAACGATTTAGTATTAACAAGAAATGGATACAAAAAAGTATTAGCAATACACAACAACGGATTTAAAAAAGTAAATAAATACAAGTTAAATGATTTAGAAATTACTTGCACGCCTGAGCATAAAATATTTACTTTTGAACTTGGATATATTGAGATACAAAAAGTTGTTACAACTTGGATGCAACAAGATATAAATATTTGTATATTTGATAAAAATAAGAAAATATGCAAAAAGAAATTATTGAGTATAATGGTCAACGATTTACACGTTACCCGCAATCTATCAACAGAACAGAAAGAGTTTACTTTAGTGGATGGGTTAATATCAATGGTAGAAAAGCAAAAAAAAGGCTTCATTGGTATAAATTTTTTATTGAAGTTGGCGAAATACCTAAAGGATTTCATATCCATCATATTGATGAAAATCCACTTAATAATGAAATTAGTAATTTGCAACTTATTTGCGGTAAAAAACATATTGGTGAACATGCTAAAAAAGCACTTGCAGAAAATCCAATACACAAAGCAAAATTTCATTCAGCAGGGATTGAAGCCGCTAAAATTTGGCACAAATCTGAAGAAGGTAGAGAATGGCATCGAAAACTTGCAACAAAAAGAATGGCAGAACGTGAATACATTGAAAAACAATGTATTGTTTGCTCATCAAATTATAAAACAAAAGCAGTTCAATCAGAAACAAAATTTTGTTCCAATAAATGCAAATCGGAATACAGACGTAAAAGCGGAGTTGATAACATCTATTGTAAATGTGAAAAATGTGGAAATGAATTTACAAAAAATAAATATGCAACAAAAAAGTATTGTTCAAGAAAATGTGCAACAAGTTTATGATATTAGCGTAGATGGGTATCACGAGTATTTTGCAAATGGAATATTACTTCATAATTGCGATTTAACACGTTATTTCCTTACAACCGTATTTAGTAGTCAATATTCTAAATTCCAAACGGGATTAATAAAACCTTTTACAATTGTTGGAAGGGATGCAGAATACAAATCCACATCAAGATTTTAGTTACATAATTTGATTAAATAAAAAATTTTGTTACAATTTTGCATTATGGCAAGATTTCTAAAGACCTCCGATTATTCTTCTATAATTCAAACGGTTGATTTAAACCAAATAACCGAGAATGTAGTTCAGAACTTGTACGATAGTGAAGTAAAGGCTATCAGTAGAATGAGGACAAAATTAGTCCAAAGGTACATGGTTGACATTGAACTTGGAACGATGGATTCCTATTCTGCTTCAAAACATTACAGGACAAGAGATAGAGTAATTGCAGGCGAAACAATAACCCACGTTAATGACTTCAATAGATGGGATAAAACAACCAATTATTTGATTAACGATGTTGTAACAGATGACAATGGATATGTTTACACAGCGATTGCAGATAGTGCTAACCAAAAGCTAACATTAACAGCATATTGGACACCAATGACCAACATTGCAACATCCAACGCTACCTATTGGACAGTTGGAGATAATCGTTACCCTATGTTTGTTGAGTTGGCAATGGATATGACACTTTACAACCTACACGCAAGGATTAACCCACGCAACATCCCAGAGTTAAGAATTGAACGCAACAGAGAAGCCTTAGACCAATTAGACAGATGGGCAAGTGGAACAGACACAGCAGAAGTGCTTAACATCAACACAGCAGATAGCACAGGCTATTCAATCAGATACGGAAATAGTTTAGACAAACAAGATAATTTCTTTAAATAATGGCTTGGTATAACGACATATTTAACTTTAATAAACCTCAGCCACAAAAGGCTAACATCCGTAAGACTATTGACTTTGAGCAACAACTTCAAAGAGTAAGGCAGGATGCTCAATCATTCAATATTGCATTACAGGCGGCAGAAAGTCCAATGTACCCAAATAGATTCTTGTTGATGCAAACGTATCAACAGATTGTATTGGATGGGCAGGTGCAAAGTGCAATGTTGCAACGTAAGTCAAAAATACTTTGCAAAAAGTTTGTTGTTTGTGGACCAGATGGCGAAATGGATGAAGCCAAAACAGCTTATTTTAATCAAAAGTGGTTTTATGACTTTAGCAATTTAGCTTTAGATTCTATTTTTTGGGGGTTTAGTTGTGTGCAATTCGGTCAGATAATTAACGACCAATATACTTCAGTTGAGTTAATCCCACGCATCTATGTAGTGCCTGAATTTAGCCTTGTAAGAACAAACACAGCAACGGTTATCGAGGGTAAGCACTTTGATGAGCCACCATACAATAATTGGTGTATTGGAGTAGGCGAAAAGAAAGATTTAGGTATAATGATGTACCTTGCACCTTATGTTATTTGGAAGAAAAATGCAATGGCAGCGTGGGCAGAGTTTGCTGAGGTATTTGGCTCACCTATTCGTATCGGCAAAACAGATGTCAGGGATGAATTGACACGCAAAAACATGGAGAATATGCTTCGCAATATGGGAGTAGCTTCGTGGGCAGTGTTAGACCTTAACGACAATATCGAGTTGATGCAGGCAAGCAGAACAGATGCTTATGCAGTATTTGATAAGATGGTAGAAAGGTGCAATAGTGAGATTAGCAAAATAATCTTAGGGCAAACAGGCACAACAGACGAAAAAGCATACTCTG